GTATGGTATGCGCTGGCCTAAAAAGGAAATGGTGGCCCTACCCGTTATACCGAATGGGCATTGAGAAAATCCAGACTAGAAGAATACAGGGTTCATGCTAGTGAACCAGCGTGGATTGGCACTCGTTTTGACGCTGTTATTGACAACAATGCCACCGGACTTGATAACCTTTATCGCCAAATTAAACGTCTGGTTCTAGATCTCCGGGCATCCAAGGACGATCCAGACGTTTAATTTCTTCTATGCAATTTAAACATATAGTTTGTAAATTACGTAGGCCAGTGTTGTGTTGATTTCCGTCCACATGATACACCAGTAATTGACTAGCATAGCGTGATCTGAATCCACACTTATCGCATGCTAGTTTTTTCTTATAGCCGGCAGTTTTCCATCTAGGATCTGGCGGTTTAATTCCACGATTTTTAGCAATACAATGGCCGCATCGAGTTCGATAGTGTGCAACCGCGTCGCGGTAATAGTTAACAGCACATGGCCTTTGACGACAACCGGGGCATTGAGGACGGATCATATTATATTTATAGATAAAATCCTTTGCCAAAGGCCTTAACAACTCCATTCTTTTTGACTTTTAATATAAATATTAACAACTAGAAAAAAGGATTTTCACTATGGCACTCTTATCACCTGGCGTACAAGTTACAGTCGTTGACCAAAGTCAATACATTCCAGCTTCGGTCAACTCGGTACCTTATATTTTGCTTGCTACAGCACAGAACAAAGTTTCTGGCACAGGCACCGGCGTTGCAGCTGGCACACTAAAGGCCAACGCTAACAATGTATATCTAATTACAAGTCAACGTGATTTGTCAGCCACTTACGGTGTTCCGTTTTTCTATAAAACCACAGCAGGCACACCAATCAACGGTTACGAGCTTAATGAATATGGCCTGTTGGCTGCTTACAGTGCTCTGGGTATAACTAATCGTGCTTACATCCAACGTGTTGACGTTGATTTGGCCGCTCTTACAGCCAGCTTGGTCCGCCCGGTTGGCACAGCTCCTAATGGAACATACTGGTTAGATACTGCTAATAGTCAGTGGGGATTATTCCAGTGGAATATCACTACCGGCGCATTTACCAATCAAATTCCAATGGTGATTACAGACACAGCACAACTCACCGGCAATACCACTGTTCCACTTCAGAGTATTGGATCAATTGGTGATTATGCAATCACATCGACCAATGTTAACAATCCTGGTTACTTTAAACGTGGCGGCCCTACCGCGGATCAAACAACTGCTACAGAATTATCTGATTACTACAATACCTGGGTAGAAGTCGGTGGCGGAGATTGGATGACAGCATGGCCCACTGTGCAAGGCACGCTGGCTCCTGTATCATTGACCGACGGTCAGAACATTTATGTTAACGGCACTACAATTACAGTAGGAGCAAACGGCACTCCTGATACTGTAGCCGGTATTAGCTCTTTAATTAACGCAGCTAATATCACTGGTGTGTATTCTGCCTTTGTTGACAGTAAATTACAAATTTATGCCAATGATATGACACTGGGTGCTAACCCATCAGTTACTGGTGCAACCGGAAATGGAACTGTAGCTACATTGACATTCTCTACCTTGTCTGCAGCACCATATGCAGTTGGTTCTTCAATCACCGTGGCCAACGTTGTTCCTAGTGGTTACAATGGAACTTATGCAGTAACAGCCTGCGGCAACTCTAGTGTATCCTTTGCTAGCACAGCCACAGCTTCATACACCAGCGGTGGAACAATTTCACAGCCTGGCACAGTTTCAGTATTAGCTGGCGCAAGCGGAACAGCATTGTCCGATCTTGGCATATCTGCAGGCGTTTATTATCCACCTGCATTCTTGGCTGCCCCTAACTATTCATCGCCAAACTGGAGAAGCACATCTTCTCAGCCCGAACCGACTGGGTCAGTATGGCAACGCACCAATAATGTAAATCTTGGCGCTAATTTGGCAGTCAAACAATACAACCAACTGTTAGGAGCCTGGGTCCAACAACCTTGCAACATATATTCTGATACCAGTACAGCCAACTACACATTAGATCCGGCTGGTGGTGGCAAAAATATTGTTGGCGGCACAACTGTCGCTGTGACTAATCCAGAATACAACATGCCTGCTACACTAGGTCTTGAAATTTTTGAAAGATATAGTTCCGGTCCAACCATAGTAACCGGTGACACAACATCTCCTGGACCATTTATAAGTTCAAATACATTTACAATTGCTGCAACTGTTCCGGGACAAGCTTCATTGAGCGCACCGGTAACAGTAACTTTAACAGGAACCACTGTAGCAGACTTTATAACAGCGGTTAGTGCAGCAGTTGGCCAATCTACATTTGCATCGTATGTGTCGGCTACCGTCAACAGTTCTGGAGCAATTGTGTTTACACATAGTGCCGGCGGCAATATTGTATTGACCAATACCTCCGGCGGCGGTGATAATCCGTTGACAACAGCAGGATTTATAGTGCAAGTATACCCATTGGCATCTACAGAATTTTGCCGTTCTGGAGCAGATGGATCATTGATTCTGAGCTATTGGGTAGGACAACCAACATTTACCTATGCAACCGGCTCTACAGCCCCAGATCAAGATCCTACAAGCGGAACTTACTGGTATTACTCGGCTACTACACAGGCCGACATCATGATTCAAAACAATGGAAAATGGTGCGGCTATCGGACTGTTAGCAGTGATGTTCGAGGAGATGTCCTAACCAGCACCAATTACACTGGTCCAATATTCAGCACCACAGCTCCTACAACCCAAAACAACACGGCTCAAAGTCCGTTGGTGCCAGGCGATTTATGGATTGACACCAGTGATTTAGAAAATTATCCAGTAATTAATCGCTGGTCCAACGTTGAAGGTTCGTTACAGTGGGTGACAATCAACAACACAGATCAAACAACAGAAAATGGTATCCTGTTTGCAGATGCTCGTTGGGCACCAAATGGAACAACCAATCCGGTTACCGGAGCTTTGCCAACAATTCAAAGTTTGTTGACTAGCAATTATTTAGATTTAGATGCACCTGAACCAACATTATACGCTCAAGGCACACTGTTATGGAATACCCGTCGCAGTGGATTTAATGTAAAAACATTTGAAGCTGATTATTTTAATACGACCAGTTTCTATGTTCCAACATACAGCGGCACAACACAGTATATGTTCAACGACTTTGTTAACTATAATGGCACAATCTATGTTTGTATGGTTGCACCTCCTGGCGCAGGAACCGCTCCAACCGATACTACCTATTGGGATCCAATAGATTCCACCAATGGTGGCATCAACACCTGGGTCACAGCCAGCGGAAATAAAAATGATGGATCGCCATACATGGGACGTCAGGCACAACGTGCTATTATTGTTGCTGCTCTAAAGAGTGGTATAGACAGTAGCACTCAAGCACGTGAAGAACAACGTGTGTTCAATTTGATTGCTTGTCCTGAGTATCCTGAATTGATTCCCAACATGGTTGAACTTAACAATGATCGCAAGAATACAGGTTTCATCATTGGTGATACACCATTGCGCTTAGGGCCAGATGGCACGTCACTTACTACTTGGCAGAGTAACAACAGCGGTCTTGGATTACCAGCCGGTGATGGACTGGTATCAAATGACACATATCTTGGTGTATTCTATCCTAGTTGCCAAACCACAGATACAACAGGCAGCCCAGTGGTTCAACCGCCTAGTCATATGATGATTCGCACAATCATACGTTCAGATGAAATATCATATCCTTGGTTGGCGCCGGCTGGAACATTGCGTGGTGTAATTGATAACGCTGCACAAATTGGTTATGTAAACGGAATTACAGGCGAGTTTGTATCGGTTGGTATTACTCAAAGCGTAAGAGATGTATTGTATCAATTGAATATTAATCCAATTACATTTATTCCTGGTATTGGTATTACCAACTTTGGCAACAAGACTGCTACAAGTGTAACGACTGCCATGGATCGCATTAACGTGGCACGGTTAGTAGCGTTTATACGTGGCAGATTGACAGAAATTGGTAATCAATATTTGTTTGAGCCAAACGATCAAATTACTCGCAACCAGATTTCAAATGCAGTTACCAGCTTGATGATTGATTTGGTAGCAAAACGTGGTCTCTATGATTACCTAGTAGTTTGTGACTTGAGTAACAATTCACCAGCCACAATCGATGCCAACGAATTATATGTTGATATTGCAATTGAACCAGTCAAATCAGTTGAATTTATTTACATTCCATTGCGAATTGAAAATACCGGAGCAATTGCATCCAGTATGAGCACAGTGGCAGTAGCACATTAATCCATGGTAACAGTTACCATAAATAAAGTATATAGGAGATAATACCATGGCAGTTTCATCACTAAGTAGAATGACAGTTCCACTGGCAAGCGATCAAAGTAGTCCTAGCCAGGGCTTGTTGATGCCAAAATTGAAGTATCGCTTTCGCGTTACTTTCCAGAATTTTGGCGTTAGTCAACCAGTAACTGAAATGACCAAACAGGTGGTTGATTTTAAACGTCCTCAAGTGGAATTTGCTGAAATTACAGTTCCTATCTACAACAGCACAATCAAATTGGCCGGCAAATACACTTGGCAAGATACCACTTGCAACATACGTGATGATGCCAGCGGCGCTGTATCTAAATTGGTTGGCGAACAGCTACAGAAACAATTGGACTTTATGGAAATGGCATCGGCAGCTTCGGGTATTGACTACAAGTTTTTAACTGTGTTTGAAGTGCTAGACGGTGGTAATGGAACAGCTACAC